AACGATCCTAGGGATCAAAGGATTCTTTTTAGAAAGCGATAATGGAACTTTCAGATCTTATTAATGAAAAAGATTGGCGCAAATGTAAAGGCAAAACAGATGCGTCAATAGACGAACTTGTCGAAGCGTTCGAATACTTTTGTAATAACTATTGGATGATTAAACATCCTGAACGTGGACGAATACTGTTTGAACTGCGTGAAGCGCAGATCGAAACAGTTAGATCATGGATGTCTAACAGATACAGTGTAGTGCTGAAGGCACGACAGATTGGATTCTCTACCCTGGCTGCAGCATACGCTTTCTGGCTGGCTTTCTTTTGGCCTGACAGATTTATCGTCATGCTTTCCAGGACGGAACGTGAAGCAACCAAGTTGCTACAGAAATCCAAGTATGGATACAAGTTTATTCCTGCTTGGATGAAGCAGAAGGGTCCAGATTTGACGACCGACAACCAGTTGAAGATGACTTTTTCTAACGAATCAGCGCTTGAGTCGCTTCCTTCGGGCAATGATCCTGCTCGTGGTGAGTCTGTGTACCTGGTTATTGTCGATGAGATAGCGTTCCTTCCTAATTCTGAGGAAGCGTGGGCTTCTATTGAACCTATTGCTGACGTTGGTGGTCGTGTTATCTGTCTTTCTACGGCTAACGGCTCAGGAAACTTCTTTCACACCTTGTGGGTTGGCTCTCAAACTGGCACAAACCAGTTTAGAGGCGTGTTTTGGCCTTGGTCTGCGGGTGATCGTGACGAACAATGGTATGAATCTAAGGCTAAATCTCTTCCTTCATGGCAGTTGCATCAGGAGTACCCTCGAAATCCTGAAGAGGCGTTCATTAAGTCAGGTAATCCCGTGTTCGATGTGGACACGTTGAGAGATTTTGTTGTTGAGGAGCCTGAACGTGGCTATGTGCATGTTCTTGGTAAGAAAAATATTGAGTTTAGGTTGACAAAAGATGGGGAGTTTGCTGTTTATGAACGTCCTGACCACGGAAATGTTTATGTTGTGGGCGCTGATGTCGCTGAGGGTCTAGCGCATGGCGACTATTCTTCCATGCACGTTGTGGATGCTAAGACTTTAAGGGTTGTGGCTCATTGGCATGGTCATATTGAGCCTGACTTGTTTGGTGATTTGCTGTGTGAGATTGGTTACTGGTATAACGGTGCGCTGATTGGTGTAGAGAACAACAACCATGGTTTAACTACACTTAAAGCCATGCAGAGGTACGGCTACAAGAACATGTACCGTACACGCAGGTTACAGCAGCGCAACCCAGAACCTACTGAGGTTCTTGGGTGGCGTACAACTATGGCAACGAAACCTTTGGCGATTGACGAACTGGCGGCAGCGATCAGAGATAAAGAAATAGATTTATCTGATGGGAAAACGATTCAGGAGTTAATTAGTTTTGTGCGTGCCACTAACGGCAAGATGCATGGTTCACCTCACGACGACAGAGTTATGTCTTTGGCTATTTGTTGGCAGATGTTGAAGTATGTGTGGCTTCCAGAGTATAAATCTGAGGCTCCACCGCCCCAGTACAGCCTGTCTTGGTTCGAAAAGTTCATTATTAGTGAGGATGAACCGTTCAAAAGGGTTCCTTTGGGTGCATATGCGCACCGAAAATAGGGGTAACGAATAGTGTTTAATATGATGGGTTCAACTAATTGTATTGAATGCGACTCGCTTTTTACTTTCGACGTGTTTCCACGTCGTGGTGCTGTCTGTTTTAAATGCCATATAGGTTCTGTTCGCCTAGGGTTTTCCCATGGCAAAGAGGATTTTCATGGTCCTACTATTAAGGAGCGTCAGGAACATCAGGTTGCTCAGGCTAAGGCTGCTGGCATTAATGCCGAACCAGTTGGCAACCGTTGGGTGTGAGTGATGCATTGGTGGGTTCCTATTGTCGTTGCTCTTATTGGGGGACCAATAATGTGGGGATTGCATCGTTTTGAGAAAAGAAACAGCGCCCAGCATGGGGAAAGTCTTAGTACTTTGAATCGTATAGAGACAAAGATTGAGAAGTTAGATGACCGAATCCATGACCACTTTAGGTGGCATGGTCACGAGAAAGAAGAAAGATGACTTATAAGGATGCGTTTAATCGTGCTGTAGCGACTTTTGTTGCTGGTGCTAGTTCGGCTCCTGTTACTTCGGCTGTGTTTGATGTTTCGTTTGTGAAGGCTGCCGCTATCGCGGCGCTTGTTGCAGCATGGAATTATCTTGGTCGTATCATTCAAGTGTTAAAAGAAGAAAGGTTGGTATACTAATGGCTACAGACGAAAAAAAGGAAGCGGCAAAGTTAAAAGCAGAAAGAGCCAAGGCTGCCGCAAAAAGGGCAAAGGCTAATGAAAAAGCCCAAAGAAAAGGCAAGGCCGTAAAAGGTTCTGCATATCTTAAGACTGACAAAAATAAACCAGTAAAGCGTGTAGTTGCTGTAAAACCAACACCCAAGACTGCTGGTGGCGGAACTTCTGGTGGGCGTGGTGGCGTACGTTTATCTGCAACAAGGTTGAAGTAGAAATAGACGATGGCTCGCATATCCAACAGTGATCTTCTTGCCCGATACAAAGGGCATGTCTCCAAATCCAAAAGGTGGAGGCGTGAAGAAAACTATGATGACACTTGGCGTCGACTCATCGACATGTACCGTGGTCGACAATACGAGTATGCGACAGATGAAGATCGTCTACTAGTAAACATTGCTTTCGCTACAGTAAACGTCATTAACCCCAGTATCTCAGTCAACTATCCTCGCATTGCTGTCAATGCCAGAAAGTCTGAAGATGCTGCTCGCGCTATTATTACTGAGGCTGTTGTTAACTATTGGTGGAAGCATTATAAGGTTAAGCCACATTTCCGTCGTGCAGTAAAAGACTTCCTTATTATGGGCCACGCATGGCTGAAGGTCGGCTATCGTTATGTGGAAGAAGAAGACATCGACTATGAAGGCGATTCTTCTACGGTATCTGACGACAACCTGATTACTCCTACAATCATTGTTCGAGAAGACCGACCGTTCGTAGAACGGGTATCTCCTTTTGACATGTATGTTGATCCTGATTGCACTTCAGAGGAAGACATGCGTTGGATTGCACAGCGTATCCGCCGTCCGTTGAAGGAGATTAAGGCAGACAAGCGCTATGCGCTTTCTGCTCGCAATGACTGTTCTCCTACTACTGTGTCTCGTCATGTTGACGAACCAGATCGCAAGAAAACATGGGATGAATCCCATCAGTATGCTGACATTTGGGAGTTCTACGATCTAAAGGCTGGCACAATGTCTGTGTTTGCTGATGGTGGATCACAGTTTTTAATCAAGCCTACAAAGATGCCTTACGCTTTTGGTCATCCTTTTGTGATGATCCGAAACTACGACATCCCAGATCACTTCTATCCTATTGGTGACCTTGAGGCTATCGAACCCTTGCAGCATGAGTTGAATGAGACTCGTACACAGATGATGAACCACCGTAAACGGTTCTCTCGTAAGTATTTGTTTAAGGAATCCGCGTTCGACTCTGATGGTCGTTCGGCATTGGAATCTGATTACGATAACGTGATGGTTCCTGTCGCTGGAGATGAGAATCTCGGCAACGTGGTTGTTCCTTTCCCATCTATCATCACTCCACCTGAGTTCTACAATCAGTCTAATATGATTCAGGCTGACGTTGAGCAGATCTCTGGTGTGACGGAGTATCAGCGTGGTGGTTTGCCTGAGATTCGCCGTACGGCTACTGAGGCTGCAATTATGCAAGACGCTGCAAACGCTCGAGCAGCAGACAAACTGGCTACCATTGAAAGTTCTATTGCCAATGTGGCTGAACGTCTTGTTTCGTTGGCTCAGCAGTACATGACTGGCGAACAGGTTGCCCGTGTTGTAGGTCAGGACGGGGAAACTGCTTGGGTAACGTTTGATCGTGACTTTATCGCTGGCAAGTTTGACTTTGAGGTTGAGGCTGGATCTACAGCACCTGTCAACGAGTCGTTCCGTCGTCAGATGGCACTGCAGATGGTGGATGCTATGGCTCCGTTTGCTTCTGCTGGCATTGTGAACATGCAGAAGTTGGCTTCGCATGTTCTGCAGTTTGGTTTTGGTATTAAGACTCCTGAGGAGTTCTTGCAGGAACCTCCTCCTCCTATGCCAGAACCTGGCATGGAGGGTATGCCACCTGAGGGTATGCCACCTGAGGAAATGCCTGTTGATTTGAGTCAGGCTGTGGCTCCTCCTGCTGCTACGGCAGGTGATTTGAGTGGCATTGACCCTGCCGTTTTGGCTTCGTTGACTGAACGTCTTGGGTTTGCTTTGCCAAGTACCTGATTTTCAGGTAACGAACCGTTTCATATGTAGAGCAACCTGTTCGGACTCTAGGAGTTATTTTGACTAATATATTTGATGTCCCCGATGTTGACCCCACTGATAGTGGACAAGTCGGAGAGGTGGACGATGAAAGCCCTATTTCTGACGCACCTGAACTAGCAGTAGATGAGTATGCAGATCACTTTGTGACTGTGAAAGTTGATGGCGAAGATGTTCGAGTACCACTGAATGAGGCTTTGGCTGGTTACAGTCGTCAAGCGGATTATACTCGCAAGACGCAGGAACTAGCGCAGCAACGACAAGAGTTGCAGTGGGCTAACGCTATTCGTGAGGCGTTGGATAACAATCCTGCTCAAACGATTGATTTGCTTTCTAAGCATTACGGCATTTCTCATGCCGAGGCTAAACAGATGAGTGATGATTTCGGTTTTGATGATTGGTCTACACCTGCTGATACTAAAGTGTCTGATCTTGAAAAGAGGATCGCGGCATTTGAACAGAAGCAGGCTTACGAGGAACTTGAGCGCACTGTTGCATCGTTGCAGCAAAAATACGGTGACGATTTCGACGCTAACGAAGTTATTGCTGTTGCTCTAGCGAACAACATTGATAACCTAGAAGCAGCCTATAAGCAGGTTGCTTTCGATCGCGTTGCAGCCAAGGCTGAGGCAGCACAAAAGATTGCTTCAAATAAGGTTGCACAGGAGAAAGCAATTATTGATTCGAAGCGTTCTGCTCCAGCAGTCGCAGGTGGATCTTCCGCTAAAGGTGGAGGCGAAGATGTCGGAGCCATCCGTTCAATCTCCGATGCCTGGGCTGCTGCGAAACGGCAGTACGGCATCTCCTAACTTTAAGGATAACCTATGTCTAACGCAAACTTTGATGCACTCCTATCAACCACGCTTGCTAATTATCGCAAGCAACTAACCGACAACGTATTTACTGCTCGTCCCCTCACCTATTTCCTTATGGACAAGGGTCGAATTCGTATGCTTGATGGTGGTACCAAGATTGTTGAGCCTTTGATCTATGGTCAGAACTCTACGGTTAACTCATACTCTGGATACGACACCCTGTCGCTTGTGGCGCAGGAAGGTATCACTGCTGCTGAATACGAATGGAAGCAGTACGCTGTTTCGATTGCTATCAGTGGTATTGAAGAGGCTAAGAACAACGGCGAAGCCGCTGTTTTGAACCTTCTGGAAGCCAAGGTCATGCAGGCTGAAGAGTCATTGCGTGAAGGGTTCAACCAGATGTTCTTCGCTGACGGTACTGGCAACAGTGGCAAGCATTGGAACGGCTTGGGTAACCTTGTCGAAGCCAGTGGCACTGTTGGTGGAATTAACCGTGCAACGGCTGGCAACGAGTACTGGCGCTCCTATGAGGAGAACACTGCTGGTGCTTTGACGCTCGCTCAAATGACCACGGCTTACAACACTGTGTCAGTTGGTAATGACCATCCTGACATGATCTTGACCACTCAGACTTTGTTTGAAAAGTATGAGTCGTTGTTGCAGCCTCAACTGCGCTACACCGACACCAAGACTGCAGACGCTGGATTCCAGAACCTGCTGTTCAAGGCTGCTCCTGTTGCTTACGATGTTCACTGCACTGCTGGTGTTGTGTACTTCTTGAACAGCAAGTATCTAAGCCTGGTTGGTCACAGTGGCAAGTGGTTCTCTCAGACCGACTTTGTTCGTCCTGAGAACATGGATGCCCGCTATGCGCTCATCATGTGCTACGGCAACTTGACCACTCGTAACGCCAAGAAGCAGGGTAAGTTGACTGCTAAGACTGCCTGATAAGTTTATGGGGGTATCCGTTTGGGTACCCCCATACTTATTGTTTTTAAAACTAGAGCAAGGACAAGATGATGGCAACGAAAAAAGTAACAGCAAAAGAGCCAGTTAAAAAAGCAGGGGATGCAACTGCAACTAAAGGCTGGAAAGAGTTCAGTGCTTGGATTAACGGCAAGGACGTTCGTGGTGGTCCTGAAGCACAGAAACAGGCTGCCAAGATGCGTGCTGATAGATTGCGAAAAGAACTTGGTGGTGGACAAAGAAAGAACCCGCCAGAAAAACCAAGGGGTGGCCAGACTCGTCGTGTTCCTGCTAAAAAACTTCCAAATACCAAGTAAGGGAAAAGCATTATGCCTGGTGTAACCAAATTAACAAAGCCAGTTAAGCCTAATAAGCCCGCTACTCCAAAGGTTCCAGTTACTGGCGGTAAGCCTGCTACTGCTGGAACTCCTGCTAATCCTGCTACTAAGGGTTCTGCTACTGGTATTCAGAAGAAGGCTGCTGGTATGGCTAAGCGCACTGCCAACAAGCCAACTGCTCCTGGCTACAATGGCAAATCTAAGAAGAAGGCGTCAGGTCCATCTGTTGGTTCTGGCAAAAAGGGAATGTATTACTGAGTAACGATTTAGTACTCTATTGATGGCTGGAGTACTTGCATATTCATTATACGGAGAATCCGCTATGCGGGATTCTCGTCCGTTTGCTACCGCAGATGCTGTTATGGCTCCTCCTGGTGGTATGGAGTACACGGGTCATACTCGCTGTATGGCAAATGATGGTACCTGTCAGGGGGCTAAAGCCAAGGGCACTGATCTTTGCATAGGTCATCTCCGACAGAAGGCGAAGGAGATCTTGAATGAACCTGGCTGATATTAGATCTAAGGTTCGTACGATTGTCGACATGGATACTGTAGATCTTCCTAATGATCTGCTTGATATGTATGTGCGCGATGGTTTTGATCGGATGATGGCGATTGAGCGTCGCTGGCCTTTCTTGCAGAAGTCCGCGACTCTTGTGACTGTACCCAATCAGAGAGAGTACGAAATCTCGTCAATTGGTGACGGAGATTTTTCTGATATTATTTCAATTGTTGATCGAAGCAGTATTGTCAATCGTTTGACTTTGGTTTCTCATGATGATGCTGAAGCCACTTGGGGTGGAACTCCAGAGCAAACTGGTCGACCTTTACATTATTCTCTTTGGGGACAAAAGTTAAGTCTTTGGCCTGTTCCAGTTGGCGCGTACACCTTGGGTGTGCGTGGCTATAGGAAGCCTGTTGATTGGACAGTGAACACTGCGACTCAGGTTGATGCAGACCCTCGCCTTCATCAGGCTCTGGTCTATTACACTGTTGCTCAGGTATATCAGTTACAGGAAGACGTAGAGTTGTCTTCGTTTTATCGTCTTTCTTTTGATGAGAATGTTCGTCTTGTTGCTTCAGATATTATGAAGCCTTCTTCTCATCGTCCTGTTATTTTGTCTGGTCAACCGTTCCATGATTTAAATGGACTCTACCAGTTCCCCACTTATCCGTAATGTTGTCGACTGTTGTTGTAAACGATTTTACGGGTGGCTTGAATTATCGTGCTGACGCATTCCAGTTGGCAGATAACGAATCGCCAGATATACTTAATGTAGACATTGATCCTCGTGGCGGTTTCTCTTCTCGTCCTGGCGTCAACACTTATGGTGTTGTTCCTGGTCTTACTGCTGGGAACTTTAACACTGATCGTTTGTTTGCTTGGGAAGGTTCTTCCAACCAACTGTTCCTTGCAGCCGAAGATAAAATATACTATACGTCTAACGGAACTATCTCCGCTTCGCTTGGTTCTAGCGACAACCCATACGGTGCATTCTTCACCTCCTGGTCTGTCGGCGCAACATCAACTTTATATATTGCCCGTGGTCACAGTTTCCAAAGTTCCAAATGGAATGGCACAACCTTGACAAACTTGACTGCTTCTGGTGCTGGACAGTGGCAAAACTCTTATGCCTCTCCAACTGGCACCCACATGCCTAAAGCAAACATTTGTGCTACTCACATCGACAGACTGTGGGTAGCGGACACAAACGAAGGTGAATCCATTTATCCCAATAGGGTTCGCTGGTCACATCCTAGTGTTGCTGAGTCGTGGCGCGAACAAGACTACATTGATGTTATTGGTGGCGGAAATGGAATTACTGCTCTTGTGCCATTGGGCGATCAGTTAATTATTTTCAAAAAGAAATCTGTGTTTGTGCTACTCGGTTATGACGAGGAAACTTTCCAGTTAGTTCCATTAACAACAGAGATAGGTGCAGAGAACCCTAAATGTGTTGCTGTTTCTGAACTAGGTGTTTATTTCTTTTCTTGGCCTGACGGTCTATTTTTTTATAACGGTCAAACCTTCGCTGATCTTTTTGAGTTCCTTAGACCGTTAATTCAAGCGGACGAAATATCCTATGGGAATTTGAACGCTGTGACTGTTTCCTTTTTGGAAAGAAAATTAATGATTTCATTTCCTTTAGGCGTAAACGTCGAAGCAACAAAAACTTATAACGATTCAACTATTGATTATGATGATCCAGAAGTTGGATACAGTGGTGAACCACGCACCAACGCAGTTAACGCCACTTTTGTTTTGGATACAACAATAGGAGAAAGAGGTGCCTGGACCAAGTATGTTTGCGGAGACAACTATGGTTTAGGTTGTGCAGTGAACTTTATCGAAGAGAGCGGTCAACGCATCGCTGTCGCCGCGCACCCCTATCAGCCTTGCTTGTTGAGGATCAATCAAGAATTGCTTCATCAAGACACCATCAATGGTGTTGTTTACGATTACACTTCCTATTTTGTAACCAAATGGCAGCATGGTGATACGCCAAACTCTAAAAAGTTTTGGCGTAGACCTGAAATGATTATACGTCAATTGGGTGTTGACATCACATTGAATGTTGATGTCTACCACAATTGGGATAGGGCTGCACCTGAAAGAACTTTCCAAGTTAATTTAGATGGTGAAGATATCGCTGGAGGTTTCGAATCTTGGGGTCGACCCGACCTTGGTGCCGACCTCGTGAAGGGATATAACCTTGGTCTTTGCAATTCTGTACAGTTGAAGATTTCTTCTTCTGGTCAGGCTTGGGGTGTGAACGGCATCACATATAAATATAACCCTCGAAGGGTGCGTCTGTGATGTCTAGGAAACTGTGGACTGCCCCATCTCAAATGTTTATTAAGGGTGAGAACAACGGTGTTCTGGGGCTTATCTTCAGAACTTTGAATGAGTATTTCCGTAAGCATATTGGTTTTTGGGCTGAGGTTTCTGGGACAACGGATGCTAATGGTCGTTGCGTTTTTACTATCAGCCCAGGGTTTGAGCCTTCAACAGTGTTGATTGCAGAGTTCTTTGTGGACGGCAGCGCCCATGATATGGGTCCGCTGCACATCCACTCTCATTCTGCTACGACATTAGATGTTCACTTTCTTACCAAGGCTGGGCAGGATAGGGCGACTCATGCGGTCAAGATTTCTTATCTTTGTTTGCCATTTACTAGTTAACGATTAAAGGTATTAGTGATGAGTTTATATACGGATCTAGGACTGGCCTGGTCAGGGGGGCAGAGGCAGGCGGCGCAGCAACGCGACGCTTCTTTAGCCATGAACTCTTATGCCCGCTTCTTGTCGCAGAAGCGTGGCAATCGTGCTGCGTTTGATACGAATGTTGCTGGCACTAAAGGTCTTGGTCAACTTGCTTCTTCGTATGCGAAGAGGGGTCTTTCTAATAGTGGTATTCGTTCTGCTGGTGTTCAGGAGTATGGGGATAAGTGGCAGAGGCAACAGCAGGATATTCAGCAGGGTATGGCTGAGGAGCAGATGGGTTACGATTTGGAGGACGCCGCGTCAATTGCGGAGTACGAAAATATGATTCAGAATTTAAATCGGGAGAAAGAGATGCGAATTCTTGAGGCTGCTGCGATGTTAGAGAAGTTCCGTCCTTTCTTAGGGAGTTAATTATGGCTACAGAAAATCAAGCATGGATGTATGCGCCCAAGACTACGACTCTTACGCCTACACAGTTGGCGTTAAGAAATCGACTTGATCAGCAGGCGAGCGGTGAAGGAGCAATGCGTGTTGCTGGCGACATGTTGCAAGAAGCAATTCGCGAGAACGCTAGACTTGGTGGAGCACCTTGGGATCCGACTGGTGGGTTGGGTAGTTTGGCTAGGTTGAAACCAAGCAGTGGTGGTGGTGGTGGATCTTTGCCTTCATTCAATTGGAGTTTTGGTGGTAGTAAAAAGAAAGAAGAAAAAAAGGCACCAACAATTAATGTTGACTATTCTGGCGACGGGAAGAACGTCGATCAATTGCGTGCAATGTACGCTTCTGCTTTAGCAGAGTTGCAGCGACAGCAGTACGAGGGTGGTCAAACCATTCTTGGTTCTGCAGACAGGATGCGCAATGATCCCATGAACAATGCTAATGCTTATGCTGCATTGCGGGCTTCTGCTCCTAACGTGGTTGGTAATCCTTTGGCTGAGTACGCTGAGGCTACTGGCATGTCTACTGATATGGCTAACAAGGGTCAGGCTCTTGCTAACGCTGATGCTCAGGCTTATCAGAACGCTGTGCAGAATATGTACAACATGATGTCTGCTTCTCAGCAGGCTGCCAATGATACGCGTATGGCTGATATTGGCATGATTGAAACTGGCGCTAACCAGGATCTTGTTACGCAGGCGAACATGTTGAAACTTTTGTTGAACCAGCGTGAGACAACTGATGTCGTTGCTTTGCAGCAGAGGAACTTGGAGAATGCTATTAATCAACGCAATATTGTTACTCAACAGATTCAAACTCTTTTTGGACAAGATAAAAAGATGAAACCAGAAGCACTTTTGGAATTGATTGAGGCGACTTTAGCAAAGATTAATACTGGTCAGTGGGGAAGCGGAGCGACAACGTGAGTGACGCATATCAAGATTTAGCCAATCTGTTCGGAGTATATGACGGGTCTGCTCAGACCCCTATTAATACTTTGGACAAGATGTTTGATATGTCTGGGAACCCTATGTTCCTGTATTTGACTGGGGTTATAGACGAATCTCAGTTTGGTAGTTTTGTGCGTTCAGCCTTGGTTGAGCCAGTGGATATTTCTGGTGCTGACTATTTTGTTATGCAGGATATGAATGCTGGCGATCCTGTTCTGAGTGAAGCATATCGTTTGATTCAGCGTGGTGTCTCTGTTAATGCTGCCATGATAGCGATGCTCAAGAAGTACAATGAAACATACGCAAACGATGTTGATATGTTGGATTCTCGTTCAACATACATGGAATATGCTCTCGCTGATCTCAATGAGTTTAAAGCAAAATGGGATAAGGCTCAAGAGATTGCATCTAAGCGTGATTCTGGTGAGTACATGGAAAATCCTGATGGTACTCTTTCAAAGAAAATGGATCCGACTAAGGGTTCCGATGTTTTGAAGCAGTTGGGTTTACCACCTGCTTTGCAAAATACTCTTGTGTGGGATGTTGTTCCTGACGACAAACTTCTTGCTATTGCTGCGTCAAAAGATGAATATGCAATGAGGATCCTCAAGCCTTTTGCTAGCATGATTGATCCTGCTACTGGCGTGTTGGTTCAGAAGGAAGCAAAGAAGATTGCACAGGAGGCGACTAGCAAAGCCAAGTCTGCCTATGAGGTTATGTTGAACAGAACGCCAGAAGGAAGGGAATATCTAAAGCAAGTAACGACTGGCAAGACTCAGGCCGAAAAGAGCCAAGATGCAAGAGGCGCAATACTAAGAGGCCCACTAACAAACATTCCTGGTATTGCTAGGGGAATTCAGGCAGTTGGCAACAATATAGTTGATCAGATTAAGGAAGGCAAAGTCCAGCCTAGTATTGCTCAGATTGTTGGCGGAAAAATTGCAGGCCTTTTTGGATTTGGTGACGATGAAAAAAAAGAAAAAGCCAACCAAGCAGATGTCGACGCTAAACTTGCCGCTAGTTACGCTGGTCGTGCAGAACAGGAAAGGTTAAGAAAGCCTCTTGATTCTGCTAGGACATTGGCAGCAAATGCAATGCTGGAAGCGCAACAGTATAGGCAAGCGTCTGTTAGTCCTTATAGGGGAACTACACCAGCAGTTAGTTGGTTAAACCAAGCATTTCCTTTTGCATCGTTGTTGTCTCAGACTGGTGAGAGACAAATGAATGTTCCATCTCCAATGGGTACAAGAGCCACTCCAGGTATTTTTTCAGTTCCTAATGCGTTGTCGGCTGCAAAAACTGACCCACGTTTAAAAGGTCTAACTCCTCAACAGGTTGATCTTTTCTCTACATTTTTTGCTAAGAGTTTTAGCAGTTTTAACGGAAGATAATTTATTGTGGCATCTCTTGAAGATATTCTTCGTAACGTACAGCAAGACAAAAGCGGATTCGCTTCCGACACCAGAACTAGCAGTGTTGTAACACGAAGCGACTGGCTTAAAAATGCTTTCAGTCAAAGCATGCAGCAGGGAGCAACCGTAAGTTCTCCACCCAAAGCCCCGCAACCCACAGGCTTAAAAGGTTTTGTCTTTGACGTACTGAACAACCCAATTGTTAAGCCGATTATCAACGCAGTTGATGTGCTTGCAATACCTGGGCGTGCAGTAACTTCTGGTTTGCAGGAGTTCATGGACGCTTACGATCAGAACCCTAACACTCGTGCAACTTTCAGTGATTTCCGAAAGCAGGTTGATGATCCTACTTTTGGTTTCGGAAGAGTGATCGGTGATTACACTGGGAATAAATGGGTTGACCGTGTAATTGGTTTTGCTGGCGATGTCGTATTGGACCCGTTGACTTATCTTACTCTTGGTACTACTAAGGCTTTGACTAGCGGGCAAAGGCTTGCTAGACCTGTTTCTTCTGCCGAAGGAAGGTTTGCTCTTGCTAGCAAACTGTTTGAACTTGGAGCAGACCCAGAGGTAGTTAAAGCAGTTGCACGTCGTGGACGTTCAGCAGTTAAGAACCCTGATCTTCTTGCTAAGGCTGGCTACAACAGGGCTGGCGTTTATTGGATGGGCAAGCGTATACCTGGCACTACTCGCGCTGGCGAGCGTGCCGAAGCAATGTTCACTGGTTTCAGAGTGTGGTCTGGTGACCATATCTTTAAGCGCGTTGGCGATTTGTTTACACCTCAGGACATGTTGAATTTGCGACGACAGATTGCGCGTGGTGATGTCCCCACTGAAGACGTTAACGATTTTATTGGGATGATTCTTTCTCGCAATGAGGAGCGTGCAGTTGAGGCTGCTGCTGGACGGGAAGTTAAGGCTTTGCGACGCACTAATCTTGGTGGTGTGTCTGCCGAGGATATTGCTGTTTCTCGTGGTGAAGTGTACAAGTTGATGGAGAAACCTATTGTTGTTGATGAACAAATAATTTCTGGTGTTCCTACAACAAATCTTGGTCGCGCACAAGTGCGGTCTTCGAAAGCACAAAAAGCAGCAAGGGATTTATTGAAAGATAACCCTGATGCTTTGCGTGCATTAGGAGTAGTAGAAGAAGAACTCAGCGGCGTGTTGGGTCGTTCTGTAGGAGCAAATGTTTCAGATGCTGCTGCGTTAGCAGCATTGCGCGAAAATGATGAAGTTCGTTTGTCTTGGTACAATACTTTAACTGGAATATATGAAGACATTCTTAAGGGCGTTGATCCAGAAGATGCTTTAAAAAATAATCTTTCAAAGTTAAATATTCCAGAAGACATAAGGTTGGCAATTCCAGAAAGAGTTAATACTTTAAGAAATCTTCCCGTGGATTATCAGGGACGGGTTGCTGTAAAACCAACCAGGCAACTTACACCAGAAGAATTTGATTCGATATATTCAAGATCTTCTCCAGGTAAAGTATTCGATGAGACAACTCCACATGGTCGTGTTGCGGCCGCCGTGTCGGCGCATTTTAAAGATATGCATGAGCGTATTCTTGCTGCTGGTAAGGCTGTTGACCCTGAGTTTTCTATTGGTGAGATAAGTAATTATGTTCCCCACATGCCGACTGATAAGGCTTGGCGTTGGATGGCAGATACAAATAATCCCGCTGCCACAACAGTAAAGGATACGTTATTTAATCCTTTTACTAACACTGGCTCCTATAAACATCGTATGGCTGAGGGTGACAAGATTGGTAGTTATGTTTTAACTCAGGCTGACATTAATGGTGGCATTGCTCGTCTAAATAATATCTACCGTCAAGAATTTAAAGTTAATTTTAATTTTTTCGAAACAGATCTTCCCACTATTTTAGATAAGTATGACCGCATGTATGCGGGCATGATGGGAAAGATTGCACGCAAAAAGTATTTGGTTGATAGGGGAATCTATCAGCGTGTAGAGCCTCGGTTGATTGCTGATCCTGAAATCAACAAGGTTGCTCAAAAGAAAATTAAGAGTGTTAATGATATGCGTTCCAAGGCTGCAAAGAATGCTGCCAAGAAAGTTGATGAATCCGCTGAATCAATCCGCAATATTTTTGATGCAGAAATTGGTAGGGTGCAAGCACAGATAGACGAGATTGGTAGACCCATCGGCAAGGCGTTGATGGACGAAGGTAATCTTGTTTACGCTCAACAGAAGTTGGTGCGCGATCTGGCTTCTGCCAGGGCTGATTTGTATGAGGCACATAATGCTTTCCATAGAAATCTTGACGAGGCGGCTAGGACGCCGCTCGTTCAGGCTCTTGACCGACAGATGGGTTCTTTGCTTGAACGGTTGGATTCTCTTGCTGATGAAGTAAATCTTCTTGACTTTAAGGATGCTTCTATTAAGCAGAATCTTCAGCCTGTTCTTGACAGGTTAAAGACGTTAGGTAAGGACATTGAGAGGGCCGAGAAGGTAGAGGCTCGTATCATTACTGTTGGGAACATCATGTCCGAGCACTTTGAGGCTATTCTTAATGGCACCGAAGTTGAAGGTGCCAAGGTTGTTGGTCGCAAGATGCGCAACAGTTATGGCGCTAAAGTCAAACCAGATGTCGCTGCTAAAAAAATGATTGATCGTGCAGTAGACCAGCCTTGGTGGAGAGAAATCCAAAGTGTTCTTCCAATTGCACCAAGCAAAGTTCAGCGTTATGCGCAACGTAAGAACATTAAGACCAAGTTGCAGGAACTTGCTCGTAGCGCTGGACAGCGTGGAGACTTTGGTGATACTTCTGCCTTGGAAGAGATGCGTGCAATGGGTGCAGCACTTGTGTCATGGATTGATACGATGCCTGACGATATCGCGCCACTCTTTGGAGAGTTGAAGGACGATCTTGTCGAAGCGATTGTTATGGCTGGTCGTAGTTCTGGATACTACAAGAAACTTGCTTCAAAGCGCGCAAAGTCTAGAGGCGTTATTACCGTACAGAATATTGTCGATAACTTTCGGGATGTTTCTAATGGGGTTACTGAAACTTTAGGTCAGTATTTTGCTGCACAGTCTTTGCGTAATAGGGTTTTCTCTGCTGTTGATCTTTCTACATCTGCAGACGAGTTGGTTCCTGGTTCCGTATTGGCAAGGATCATTGAAGATCCAGAGTTTAGTTCGTTGAGTCCATACCTTGAAAGGTATGTTGACGACACGGTTGAATCGGTTGACAGTTTTGATCAGATTCAGCAGTTGATGCAGCCTGGTGAGATGGGTAGCGCAAGACGCGCTGACAGTATTAGTTATGGCGAGTTGGAGCAGATTCTTAATAGGGTTGTTAATGATTCTCAGACTAAGACTTTTGATTTGACTCTTCGTACTGGATCAGTGCTTGATAGCAAGTTGGACATTCCATTTGATGTGGACAGGAACGGTGTTGTTCGCATTAATATATCCGAATACATTGCGCGTGCAGTTGAATTGGCTGGCGACGACAAGGTAACTCGCGAGATACTTGACGAAGTATACGACGATTTTTTTCTTGACGCATACAAACCCTGGTGGGAAAGTTTTAAACAGGTAACTGGTAGTCAACGTGGTCGTGTAGAGTTTGACCTATACCCAAGGTCGACACGAGTTGCTATAGGTGGGCGTGGTCAGCGTAGCCCTCTGCGTGAAGCAGAGCGACGCAAGGTTCAGACTGGTCAACAGTCGGCAGAGCAGGCTAAGCAAAATCTGCAGAAAAAGACAATGGAGTTGATGGCTGCAGTTGACGACGAGTTACGTCCAGGTGAGGTGCTCAGCGCCGAAGATGCATATGACAGACTCAACAATCTTCTTCTTCAAACATATTTTAAAACTGAGATTGAGTATCGGTTCTCGAGTTTGACTCGTCAAATGCTAACTGAAGGTCTTGTCCCCGATAAGGATCTATATCGTCTTGTTGTCAACACTGTAGCCAAGGAATTGTCTGATCATTCGATGGCTCAGGTTGCGTCGTATTCGTATGCTACGTCAAAACTTGATGAGATTCTTGATGTGATTGATGGTGCTAGCGTCGAACGTTCAAGGCTTAGGGAGATCATTAAAGATCCTTATGTCGAAGCCATAGTTAAGATTGAGGCACAGAAACAGTTGGATGCTATTCCTTCTGCTGGCTATTGGCTTGGCAGGGAAGAAGAATTATACAACACTGTTGTCAAGATGCTTTCGGCTGAGGGCCGAAGCATGGAATTGGATTGGCGAACTGTTGTTGGTGAAGCAAATGGTATTCACCATGCGCATAGTTTGCATGCAGAGTTAAAGGCTTTGGGTGGCGCGCAGCAGCAATCTGGAGTTACAAATAGGCTTCGAAAGTTGCGTCAACAATATAAAGCGGCTACTGATTCTTTAGATCGTCAACGAATCAAGCAGGACATTGATGCGATTGAAGCAAGCATGCCTGCTATTAAGAAGGCTAGACGAGAACTGTTGGAGAAGCGTTTGCGTCCTTGGTATAAGAAGAACGTAGATCCTTCTAGTACTGCGCCAACTTTTATAGAAATTGAGTTAGCCCTCAAAGATAGAATCAAGATTAATAAGGCTGGCGGCCGACTTGAACCTACTGCAACTGTCAATGAGATCAGGACATGGGTTCAGGTTGCTGCTAAAAACATTAGCGAGAATAGCCGTCGTGCCAACAGGAACTTCCGTTGGACTTTGGCTGCTTCAGATCCTTTCCTTGATGTATCAAAGTTTGAACCTGGAATAAATAACCTTCAAGACTTGCCGTTGATTCACGCTGCTTCTCTTCGTTCCGCTGCTCAACAGTTAGAAGATGACGCAGGAGAGTTGGCTTCTGCTCGTATGGCTGTCGACAGGACTATGCCTGTTGTTGAGTCTGCTGAGGAACAGGCTGCATTGGCTGAGCGTGAGTTGCGCGAGTTGACTCGTAAGGGTGGACGCATCAAGGGTCTTGTGCCTGATGAAGAAGTTGAGGTGATGCGTAGGGCCCGTCAGATCAGCGACAGGATTGTTGAACTTAAGAACACCACCAACTATCTTGGTGCTGTTGAAAGATCTGAACTCAACGAACTCATCATGGAGATGGCTAAGTATTCAGTGCGTCAGGACTATCCTCTTGATTACATGCTTGATCCAGGTAGGATTGCGAGTGGTCTTATTGAAGATGGTGTTTTGGTTTTCCAAAAGAAGACATCTGCCGACCCTGACGAACTTCTTAAAATTAATGAGATTAAGAGTCAGATTAATGCGCTTGAGAAATCTCTAACTGCTCGCAAGGATGCTGCTGTTCGTTCAGTATCTGCTGTTGACGACAGAAAGAATGGTGTCACGCAACGTCAGATAAACGAGTTAAAAAGGCAGTTGGAAAAACTTACTGAGCGCAACCCTCTTGGTTCTGAAAAATATAGGGAAGTGTTAGAGGCTTCATCTACCAAGAAGGGTGTTGTTTATTTTAGGTTCCGAGAGGGGTCTAGGTTTAGAACTGTTAATGATGTTGTTGAACAGCAGAAGAGAATAGCGAAGGCTATTAAGAATGGCGACGAACAGTTAAAGAACTCTTTGCAAATTGAACTTGATAGGGCAATGGTTCCTATTGCTTCTCAGGAAAAGACGCTTACCTTAAACGGTCGTAGGCTCACCCTTAACGAGGATTTGTTTAGAGGTTTGTTTGATGACGTCAACGAAAGAATTGTTGACGTAACAGATGAAGGCGCAGTTCGACAGTTTACGCTTCAGCAGGTGGCGTTGCAACGGATGTCTGACATCCTGCAAGCCATTAAGGCTGGAGAGTTTTCTAAAGAAGATTTCATTGACGCTTTGCGTCACACATCTTCTCGTAGGCAGAGCGAACTGTATCACACTTACCCCGAGGCGCACACTTCTCGTGTCGCTGCTCTTGAGGAGGCGTGGGGTAAGTCTGGTGATAAGAAAATCTTGGATGAGATTGGTGAGTTGGAGGCAGAGGAGTCTCTGACTCGTTATCGTGCTTTGCTTACTGATCGTGAGAAGGTTATTGATCAGGCACGCAGGTTGCGTGAGGAGTCTCGTCGTGTGACTGGTCAGGTTGGTGAGCGTGGCGCACCGTACGGCTACGAAAAATATAGTGCAGGCAAGTTCCAAACTTTCTATGCAGAGGAACTAGAAAAGATTAGAGTTGAAGAGTACGAGCGTCTTCTTCCCAAGTATGGCAAGTCTCGTGCAGCAGAGATGGCTGAGCAGGCGGCAAGGCGCAGGAAGAAAGAGGCTTCATACGCTGCGGCTCGACGTGCTGAGCGCATACCCAACGTAGAACCTACCGTTGGTTTAGAGGGCGCACAGTTCAGGTTCGATAGGTCGATGAAGAAAGTCAACGACATCTTCGACAATATCAAGCGCACTACGAACAATCAGTATGATCCTTATCAGAGGTTTATAGAGATTACTTCTGATGGTACTTCTATCTCTGATGCTATGCGCATCATCGTTAGAGAACTTGAGCAGGTACGACCTGACGATCAGACTTTTGTTAAGTTGGCGGAGTCTATTGAACCTGCTGTTGAGCGTGCTGAAGCGCTGCGAATGCAGTTGAGGTTCTTGGAGTCGAACATTCCAGACGAATTGTTTGCTCGGTATCTGTACGGTAGTAGTGGGTTGTCGGGTGATCTTGTGTTCCCTGTCACTGCTCATGAACGTCGTCTTGAGATGCAAGGACTTGGCGACACTCTCGCTAAGTTGGAGAAAGAACGTGTCAGCATGATGCGTTCTGCTTCACGAGAGCAACGCATGGTTGATGTTGGCGAACCTCCTCGTGGATCTGGTGGTCGTCGTGCCATTCTAGAAGGAGGCGATGGTGGACCTTCGCCTGTTGAGATGGTGCAGTCTGCTGTAGATAGTGGTGCTAAACGAAGTAAGGCTATGGATCCTTCGTTCAAGCAGGTTAGTGCTACGCTTAGAGAGTCTTCTAAGAAGGTGGCTCAACTTCAGAAAACTCTTGAAGGTATGTCTAGTCTGATTGATGATGCTGCGATCTTCCGTATGTCGACGCAAGATCAGTATGCTCGCGTTGTCCCTGAGTTGCGTGAACGATTAGATAACCTGATTGCTTCACGAGATAGGATTGCTCAGATTGTTGCAGGTAATCCTGCTGCAGAGCAGAAGTACTCTGAACTTCTGTTGTTCCAGGGTGAGGTTGAAGAACTTCTGAAAGAACTTGGAACAATCAAGAGCGGAGGTTCCGACCTTATTGTCAATGCTGACAGTGCTATCAACCCCCCTGGTTTCCCTCCTCTGCCTGGAACGGTAGTTGCTGACGGTACACCTAAACTCACGAAAGAATACGAGAAGTATCTTCTCGTTAAAGCACAGTTCCTTAACGCATGGCACGAATACAACATTGTCGACAAGTTCCAGGCTGAAGCATTGTCCACCATGGAAGATCTTAAGGATCTTAAATGGGGAACGATGGTTGATGAGACGCTGAAGAAAGGTTGGACAACCCTTGAAGAGTTGGGTCTTCCTTCCTATCAGGCGACGACACAACTGTTGGAGATCTCTAAGAACATGGAGCGAATGATCCAACCTGAGTTTGTGCGAGGGTTGAATAGGTTCATTGGTTCTTATACTGGTTTCGTCAAGTCGTATCTGACTGCTAGCCCTGGTTTTGTTGTGCGAAACACTATGGGTAACACGTTCATGCTTGTCGCCGCTGGTGCTGAACTTGAAAATCTTTCTAAAGGTATCAAGTTGTATCGTGCTTGGATGGAATCAATAAAGGATGGTCTTGAACAGCAGTTTATAGATCGTCTTCCTCAGCGTGAGCGTGACTTGTTTGAGCAGGCAGTCAGGGCATCTGATGCTTCTGGTTACGGTAAAGCACAGGACGCTGTTGCTGGTTGGCAGCCTAAGCGTCAGGTGTTGAAGGACAACAAATACACTATGTTGTTCCGTAACATGAACAATGCTTCTGAGGGTTCGGCTCGCTTCATGCTCGCCTACGACTCTGTTGCCAAGGGCATGGACTTCAACATGGCTACTGCCAGGGTCAAGAAGTATTTGTTTGACTATGTTGATGTCGGTTCCGCTGACGAGGCGTTGCGCACCATTGTTCCATTCTGGTTCTGGATGTCTCGCAACCTGCCCATGCAGATCGCTAACCGTTGGACTAACCCTCGAGCCTATTTGATGTACGACAAGTTGATGAAGAACTTGCGCAACAACGAAGATGATCAGTACTTGCCTTCTTGGATGGTTACCTCTGGTGCTGTCAGGTTGACTGACGATCTATACTTGAACATGGATCTTGGTTTCAACAGGATTGATGAGGAACTTCAGATGTTGGGTGACCCAGCGAAGTTGTTGGGCAAGTTGAACCCTGCGATCAAGGTTCCTGCTGAGGTTCTGTTCAACAAGAGGCTGGGCTACAACAGCGATTTTGATGATGAAGGGGTGCAGGCTCCAGGCAGTCTGCTATCGCCTGCTGTACAGGCTTTGGCAAGCCTATTAGGGCAGTCTAGGGAGACCGAGAGTGGTGGCAGGGGTGTGAGTGAAAAGTTTAGTTACGCACTGCAAAGTATTCTTCCACCCTTGGCTCAAAGCGAACGCCTATTGCCTGCCACCGAGGGTGGCAAGGAACGTCAAGGTAACGCTTTGCTTGGTTACTTGGGTGTCCCTCTTCGTAATGTGTCGGAGGAGGACCGTCAACGTGAAATGTTGCGTCAACGCTATCTGATGCAGAACCAATAGGAGTATAGATGTCTTTACCAAAGTTGAAGATGGTATTCCCATCAACACTACATGGACAGACAAACGGCAACCTTCCGTCCCGTTTGCTGACTACCATTGGGGTTGGTTCGGCTCTGATGGAGGTGACTGCTGCCCGTAGTTTCATCGCTATGTTCAATGAGGCTCGCAGTCTCGGCTTCGACATCAGGCATGTGGGTCATTACCGTTCTTTCAAGGAGCAGTTGAATCTTTTCCTTGCTCGCTATGAGCCTGTAAGTTTGGCTATCTACACTGCCACTTCAAGTTCTAATCGCAAGAAGTGGGATGATGCCCTGAAGTATGGTCACGGTTCTGTGTATTGGCGTAAGCGTCTGATCAACGGCAAGTACCCTGCCACTGCAGCAACGCCTGGCTCATCCAACCATGGGTGGGGATTGGCTTTGGATATTGCAGAGCAATATGACAGTGACTCTTCGCCTGATCCTATTCGCAACGTGTTTGTCAATTGGTTGATTAGTAACGCCCATCGGTTCGGCATAAGTGCCGAACTGGATTCGGAACCTTGGCATTGGCGTTATGTTGCTGGTGACCAGATACCTCAAGCAACGCTTGATTTTGAGAAGCGTTCTGGAACGGAAGTAAAACCACAACAGGCTGAGCCTGTGTCGTCTGCCCTTCAGTTTAATTACCCTGGTACACCATTGAAGATCGGGTCGAAAGGTGTTGCTGTTCAACTCGTGCAAGCCGTTGTTGGTGCGACACAAGACGGTGATTTTGGGAGCACAACTCATAGGCGTGTCGTTGATTGGCAGACCCGTAATGGTTTGACAGCGGACGGTGTTGTCGGCGCTACTACTTGGAAGAAAATGTTTGGAGCATAACGTGCCACCTTGGAAACATCGTCGTCGTTTAATCTATGCAACATGTCTGCTTGCATTCTTTATGATCGTGTTTGCTGCGGCGACATTTCGTTCTGATACGAATGTGTCTAGCCAGTTGATTGTGGGTGGCGTGTCGCTGTTGTCAATCACGTTGACTGCGTATACTGCGTTCGCCACGTTTGAGGATGTGCGCTTGTGGGGTTCGCAGGAACCTGAAGAGGATGAGGAAGAACTGTAGTTCATCCTGGCACTACGCCTTTGAACTCCCATGGTTCCCATCCTGCTCGTTCCCATAGGTCACGAGCGAACACTAGGTTCCAGTATGGAAAGAACATTGTGTTGGGGAATGCCATGCCTAAGTAGGTGAGTCGACCACGATGTATCTGATTGATTTGCATCAGCCCAGCGTCATGTCCATTCCATGCTAGGGGATCACATCGTGATTCCCGATACATAACTTTAGAGATTGTCTTCCATTCTTCTTCGGGCCAGCCTGCTTTCATTGCTGTGTCGTACCATTCTCCACATCTTCCATGTTCGCTTCGTGCCAACTCAACCCAGTTAACATTGGACAAATCAACTGGCGACATCAACCCCAACAGGGTTGCTATTGCTACAAATATGTTCGTCATTCTTCTTCTCCTCTGTCTTCAATGCTAGCCATCAGACTGTGCGCAACCATGGCGGCGAACATCATGAGCGCCGACATTGCGTCGTAGTCTCCTGTTAAAGCAAACCTGTATGTGTCTATGAATTGCGTGGCTGCTTCGTGTGGAACCATCAGGTGCAGGTCGTAGTAAAGTTCCGAATCTTTTTCTATCTTCCTTGCTTTAGCGTTGAGTTCTTCGATGTCTTTCGGATCGAACATCTCGAAGAAGTTATTCTCGTCTATCATCTTTTTCCCTTTCGTGTGCTGCCTTTATGGCAGGTAATGTTTTGTTTGTGACATCGTAGATGTTTGCCACCTGTGATTTAGGTAGCCCACATCTCACTGCTTCTATTATTAAATGGTTGAGCAAAATCTCGAGTTTGTTTACCGTACTATTCGGCATTTTCTTTATGCTCATTACTTGAGAAACCTTCTTTCAAAGAGTCAGCCAAGTCTCCGATAGCCTCTAACATCTGTTCGTTGCCCTGGGTAATAAACAATGATAGTGCGATAGTCAGTGACGCAATATCTATGAAGTTGATTTCGCCACCATCGAAGATGGTTGCTTTAGTTTCTTTCTTGTCGCTCATATTAAACTCCTTTAAGTTTAAGAGTAAAGACATTGTTGTCTAGCATTTGTGCAATCGTACTGTAACCAACAAGGTCACGCCATGTATCCAGAACTGATTCGTTCTGTGGCTTAGCGCCACCTTCCATTAGTGTGACAAGTCTTGCGATCTTGTCGCATATCCTTATGCCTATACCAGTGGCACCAAACATAAGAATGTTTTGGTGACCGTAGTCATGCTGCTTAGACACAAGCAGATCATGCATCTCTTGCACATCCCACATCTTGATGTGCTTGATATGAGACAAGGCTTGCTCGCCTACTGACTTGAACAGGTCGATAGGTATACCTTCATACGCTCTAACCTTCTCACCAATCCGTGATTGGCATGCGAGCATGTACTCAATGTTCGCCTGCTTAGGAGGAGATGACGAGTGCATCATTTCAAGTATCGCCAACGATGCATCTTCCCAATAATCAAACATCTTGTACCTCGCATTAATATTGTGGTTGTTAATAAGTTTAACACTCAACTCTGACATTGCACGCTGAGTCAATCTCCAAGCATGAGGTTTACTTACACCAAGTTGCTTAGCGAGTTTGCTATACGATGCTCGCTCATAGAAAACTGCCTCTATGCAAGTCCTTGACTTGTCGCTGAGTGATTCAACTGCATGCTGAACAGATTCTATATGTCCAGTACTGAAGTCGGATGGACCATCACCAAACTGTAGCATCCATTCCATTTCTGTTTCAGGTTTGGAAGCGAGGAAGTCTGGGTCAAGGGGCATGACGTTCTGCCTCTGTCGGAAACCAATCAATGTGCAAAGCATAGTAAGGTTTCTTATTGTCGACGAAACGCTCAAACGTACCATGGTTATTGCATGCCTTAATCCATTCAGATAACGGTGCATCCCAATGTCTCTTCTTGCTCGAGTCATAGATCCACAACCTGACAGGACCAATACATTCCCATGTGCTGAGCGCTGCAGCCTTATCAAGTTTGAACTTGAGTGTGCTGTCACCACGAGATGCAACACCCATCACCTCATACATGCAGTGAGGAACCATGAAGTCTGGTGCGTAGCGCATGGCATCAGCCATGCCCCGCACATCAAAGTTAGGTCTGTTCAAACCGAAGCGGTGGGCGTACGGGTGGACAAGCAGGAACGCTTCCTCTGCTGTGTCACCCATGGTCGCATACCTCTTCGACCATTTGCTGTCACGGTAGGTGGTCATGCTTTGATCCCTACTATCTTGACAACCTGCGAGTCATCTTTCCATGCGACACCGTTCAGTCCGTCAAGGACTGTCTTGATGTAGTTGTCTAGATCTCCTCGCAGTTTTGTTTTGGATTGGATATCTATTGGCTCAACGATGATTGCTGTGCCTTCGCTGTCTACGACGACGTGCACTGCAACTTCTCCTTCGTACACTGGACCATCCCATGCGTCAGCAATTTTCTTTTCTGCATCGACAGTATCTTTGGGTGTGTACATGTATGTCTTGCCTGCTTTGGATTGTCCTGCTCGTGGTCTACCTTTCGGGTGTGGTCTTCCTTCTAGGAAGATTGAATGTGACCGTATGCTCGTTCGAGAAGTTTCAGCAGTTCTTTTCTTCCTGCTTCCCCCCTCATCATGTATTTGCCCCATCGTGTATCAGCATCCTCCAGTATCATCATCGCATCTTGTGGTGCGAGGTTGGCTTTCCTACATTCGTGTGCCAGGTGGGTGAGGGTTGTTGACCTGTCCCTCCCGACGATTGGTCCATCCCTGAAGATGGTTCTTCCTAATGGTGTCAACATCCTTGACGCTTCAAGCATGTCGTGTGTCGGCTTAGTGTTGCTGAACTCTACAACTGGCGGGTTGTAGTACTCGGCTAACTTGCTGACTGTCTCAGGTGTGACCCTGGTTAATGTTGCTTGGTCAAGGAAGTGGACAAGCGAATACGGGTCGCCGTTCCTGTCAACCACTAGACGTTCGCCAAGGTTCCCGCATGCAGGGTATGGCAACCTGACATAGTTGCCGACCTGTGTCGGTAGCAGTGACTCTTGCTTAGGGTTGACCTCCTTGGGATTAAGCCCTGTCACTTGGTGTGCTGCAAGGAACATGCGTCGCATGTCTCTGGCGGTGACAAGTTCGGTGGCGAACACCCACACATGGTAGCCACGGCGTGTTCTTTCAACCCATGAGTTCACACCCACAGAATGAAGAGCATCATGCAACATCCAAGCATCATCAGGATTTGGATAGTCAATGTCCGTACACCCCCATATGCACATGGTACTACCATGTACTGGTAGGCAGGGGTACACCCCGATGTATGGTCCGCTCTCAAGGTGCATGCGGAACATGTCGTGAGTCAACGGTTCCTTAACACAGCCACCATCCCAAGATCCATAGCAGTCACCACGCCCACGGAATAGGGCTACAAACCGCATGAGATCTGATTGGCTAACCATTGCTTGTCTCCCTTAAGAACTGTGATGGTAGTTCGCCATCACGCAAACGAGTCAACCTTCCCGTACCTGACTCTATCTCAAAGTCAATGTCGTCAATCAGGTTGCCCGCTGGACGCTTGTTCTTAACAAGGTTGAGTGTCAATGTGTGCGCATGTATGCGTGCCTCGTAACGGAGGAAATCTAACTGCTCCATGGCACGCTCACTGGCGGATGACTTGTCAAGTTTGACCTCGAGATCACGGATCTGTGAATCAATCTCGAACCTCTTACGTCTGACACCAATGATGTGTGTTGCCTGTTGCTCACCACCAAAGGAACCAGACGAGATAGTCATACGCTTACCGTCAGCGCCAGACGAACGTGAAGTCTGATGCAACACCAACAGTGGGACATCATGTCTGCGACCCCACGCTTTCAACGTGTTCGCCTTAGACGGGACATCCTCGCCACCACCTTGTAACAGTTCGAGATAGTCAAACACTACGAGGTCAGGCTTCTGACCCCATACATCTGACACCTCAGCGGTAGCCTTCTCCATATCGGAGAGAGCCATAGGCTGATCAAGTACCGCAAGGTTAGGGAAGTGATCGTTGGCTGTCTGTCGTAGCAGTTCAATAGCCTGCGCATCATCTTGTGCAACCAATCTTTCCAGATCGTTAGCGTTGACACCATGTAGCACGCAAGCAAGTTTGATTAGCACGAGAGGGCGAGGCTCATCAGGTACAAAGTAAATAACATTCTTGTTCCTGTTCGCCTTTAACATCTCAAGCATGGTCAATGTCTTGCCACTGTGACTGTAACCAATCAGCATCGCCATCTCTCCAGGTGCGATGCCTCGCATCTCCCTGTCAAGGTCAGTGAAGCCAGTGTAGATACGCTCATGAGGTGACTGTGCCCAACGAACGAACTCGTCGGCTGCTTCCTCAAGAGGCTTGTAGTAGTTGGATGATTTGGTTTCGGGGATAGACGAAGAAGGGGGGCTTTCGCCCCCCGTCTTCAGTGCTTCCCACTTGGAAGCAAAGTCAGTCATCAGTTACCTTTCGGTGGCCAGAAGGCTGCTGGTTCCTGCCCATCAACGGCGTCTGCTTGCTTGAACCAAGGACGCTTAGTTCCTACTGCTACGTCACGGTTGTCCCACACCTTGCTGACCCCTGCCTTTTGACAGGCGCTGATCAGCCAGTTGGGTAGGTCGCCGTGTTGCTTGCCAGCGATAGCAACATTGCCACCGCCAGATGCAACCGTCTTGGTTGTTGACACAACCGTAGCGTTGAAACTGTTGATTGCGTTACTGATGTTAGCCTCATCGTTTCCCGACGTTGCTTCCTGCAACTTGTCGTTGACGAAGTTGAACATGATCTCCCAGTCAGAGCATGTCTGCTCAATGTTCTCTGAACGGTTGATCAGTTCAGCAGCGATCTTCGCTGCGACCTGAGTGATGATTGCCTTATCCTTATTCATGCTTGCTCCTTAGGTGTGATGTCCTCAGGGGACAGTTTACTTCCCTTACATATTGACCACCATGGACACCAAGTTGTACTGCACAGGTAGTGCGTATCATTCTTGACCCATGAATAATCAACACCGACTAAACAGGCTGTCCGCACAAGCGGGCGAACCTGTTCTCGTAGCCAGTCGGTATGGCTCTCGTTGCGGTGGATGGGCACAACCTGTGCCTTGCCGCCTCGAACCATGACACCGTACTTGAATTGTACGGGGTACTCGTGCCAGCCTGCAGCGACAGAGGCAGATGCATACATGGTTGGTTGCACTGCTTGTGATTGCTTGTCTTTGGCTGAGTACTTGCGTGCCGATGTCTTCCAATCCCACACCGCTGTGTCAGTGATGCAGTCAATGGTTCCCTTACCCCACACAGATACTCGTTTGCCAATCACTGGGTCATCGTACTCGTCAAGCAGAAACTCAAACTCTTTCTCAACGAACAGCACCTTGCCTAGCGTTGGTGCTATCTCTTTCTCCCAGTTCTGACACAGGCTTTGCGAGTATTCATACAACTCTTCGTTGTCATACTTGACACGGTTGAATGGTTCCTGAAGGAGGCGCTCGAGTTCTTGCTTCGCTACCTTCTTCGCTTCGCCTGCGCCGACAAGAGTTGCAGCGATACCAGCATGGACAGCAGTCCCTAGTATCGTTGCATCGTTAGGTAACGACCACTCTGGTCTGACTATCGCCTGTCTGCCACGTTCGCCGCACATCAGAGCGTCATTAATCCATGACTGCCTGACGTAGGCGTTGACATTTGTGTCGGTCAATTCAATACGCACCTTGTAGCCCGTACCTTTCTATTGCCTCATCAGTTGCGAGGTAGTTCGGATTCAATCTTAACATCCTCTTGATTATCCTGCGCTCTTTGGATGACGCACCACCAAAGATACCGTGGTTGTCATCGCTCTGAGACAGAGCAACCATAAGGCAACTCTTCTTAACGGGACACGTTGAGCATATCAACTTCGCTTGTCTCGCCTTGGAAGGCGGGTCGCCCCGCTCCCCAAAGAAAACGTCAACGCTCATGCCACGACAGTTTGCAAAGGTCTTCCAATTGTCCTCGTCTATCTTGTCGTCGCTAGATCCACCCGACACCCCAAGGTGTCGGGTGGATACAGTATCCTGTTGACCCCTGTGGGTCATTGTAACAGAGACACCCCCCTTGCGGGGGGACGCCTCAATAATTTTCTTGGTGATCATCAGAAAACCTCGCCATCTTCCTGGTAGTATGCATCCAGATTGGATAGTTGCTGATGATTGAACACTCTTAAGCCAAGCACATAAGTGAATGCGTTATTGTAGATATCTAGGTTATCTCCAACAACTTCACGGCTCATCGCCTCGTTGTTCGGGTCATGGTAGTCAGTGATGTAAGGCTTGTGCTGACTAACAGCATCAAGTCTATGACTGACAACCGATAGGTTGTTGTCCAGGTACACAACGACATACGTTGGTATGTCCACCCTGTATCTAATCTTACTCATTTGTATTCTGTTTCCTTTCCTTCCCAGACGACATTGAAATATGTCATCATGCTTTCGGTTGCTCTGCGCTTGACATCATCAGGCGTGGGTTCACCACGGCTATCGCATGTCATGTCAAGCATCTCGTACATACGGTTGCGCCCAAGGTTGACCTCAATGGGGCTAACAACCACACCTTCCTCATCAGTGACGAAGAAGATCTCAGGTCTAAAGGTGTGGTAGTACAACACCTTATCGTTGTCAATGTAATCAAACATCGTATGCCTCCCCTAGTGCGACAAGGATCTCACCTTGTGCACTAAGTAATGCCAACCTATCTGCGGTAGCAGACCTACCTATTGGCGAGTCCTTGCCATGCTTGGCAATCTTGTTAGACAGATTGTCTAAAGCAATACCAATAGTCTTGGTGATAGCCTCAAGTTCTGTCGTGTCTAGTTGTACTGAATATGTTTTCACTTGTTCTCCTTTGAAGATGATATTATCAATGGCATTGTACCATTCTTGTCAGTTTCTAATATGGATATCTCACTGTGATCAGTGAACTTGATAGTGATATCGTCATCCACTTTCCGTGTGTACAAGATGACCTTACCGTTAAGCGCCATCTCATAATCCCAATTGCTATACGCAGCACGATGATGGTATGCCAACTCGAGAGCATCATACAAAGATGGTGCTGCATCGTACTCATACACAAGATACTTGGTGCCATACTCTGAGTCTCTCCACTCAGGTAACATGACAGACCAAACATCTCTATCTATATTTCTTTCAATGATGTACATCATAAGTTCCTCCTAGAACTCATCTTGATTGTATGTATTGCAGAAGCACTCAGCGAATGACTTCTCACAGTACCAACAGTGACCACACTCGGGGCACATCTCCGCTTGATCAATGTCAAGATCGTAGATCTCCTCATGCTTGCAAGTAGAACAGATCCAAGATACAAGACTGTGATCCGCCTCCTCCGTAGATGGAACCCAACAACCGAACTCCTCATCCCACGCCATGTCGCCGTCATGTACTGAACGATACGACCACACATCATCATGCTCAAGGTCAATCTCCTTGGGGGTAGAGTACGAAGAGTACTTAGAGTACGATGCGTACGATGTGTACTTGGAGAAGTTGTTGTATGTGTAACCATACGACTTCTTGTATGAGTTGTTGGAATACCAAACACCATCAGCCCAATGACCAAGACTCTCGTTGACAATATACAACGACTGCTTGAGCAGGCTAGATGTATTAAGGAACGCAAGTTTAGAACCACCCGCAAACTGTGATAGTTCTGACATGCCCTCGTCAGTGTCAAGCAACTCGCCAAGGTCAAACTCAGGCAACCAATCCTCCGCAAAGATACGGGTATCAGACTTGCCATCCTCCTCCTTGATGGGAAGCATACCGTTGTGACCCATGACAACATCGTCGTTGACACGGAACGGATGACAGTTATCAATGTTGGTATCACCATGCGTAGTGATACGCAGATGGAAGATAGAGTCACCCTCAGGGAACTCATCACGCACCATACAATAACTCTTGATGGTGTCATTGATATCCATGGAACGATAAGAATAAATCTTACCGTCACCAATCACTGCAAAGCCGAACCCGTCAGGGTTCTGTATCGCAGCACGACGCAACGCCTTCTTAGATGGGCGTGCTCTACCTGTAGTTGCAATTAATAAACACATGATGTTACTTCCTGTTCTTGTTTGATTGTTGATTTGATTTGAATATACAACTGTATATCACGCACCACGCCGATCAAGCGTGGTAGTGAGGAACTCATATGGCTGGTTGTTAACCCACGACCTGAAGTTAGACCATGCGAAACCGTTCTCACGATACGACTTGCTATCGTGGTCACGAGTGTAAGTCCAGATGGCATGAACCATCTCAAGTACAGCAAGCACAGTCTCAGGAAGCAGGCTGCCTCTAAAGTAACGCAACTCAACGGTGTTATGAGGAACAAAGTTGAGAGCATGATACCTAGCAAGGCTGGCATGATGATATGTACCCTTGGCAAGGTCACTCAACTTGACAGGATTACCATACTGAGATGATGTCCTATCAAACGAAGCCCACCTACCACTGTCACGACCAGCAAACTTCTTCAGCCAAGTCGCATTGTTGTAATGGAACATCTGGAACTTATGAAGATGCGAGTGACTGAACGAAGCCTTACTCACATGAACATGAAGACCAGCACCAGTACCATCAACTGAACGCCAAGACTGCAAGCCCCTGTCAGTCAGACCCTTGATCGCCTGCCTAGGGAACAACAACTTGTGTGCCTCAAGCGTGGCAGGGTGAGTAACAATCTCAAAGCCTGAGATAGAAGCATCCTCCTTGAGATACAAGTAGTTGCCATCGCAACCTGACTCACTCACCAGATACTCAGCGGCATCACGCAAGGAACTCCTATCGCCCGTGTTGTTAGTCTCCAACTCAAAGCCCATGAACAGATCACGACCATGCTTGACAACATCAGGATATGTGTACCTGTTGTTCGCATAGTAGTCAAGATCTGGCAACGCCTTAATGCCAGAGAAATCAACACTCAAATGTGAGTGCTCCTCACTATCCGAAGGAACAAACCAAAACAAACGAGGCGACGGGTTCCAACTGTAATTGTGAACCAGATTTGATTCCATCTCCTCTTGATGACTGTCATGGCAACTCTCACAAAGATGACTGTCGTAATAGTCACCCTCATCTTGATAGATGGTGTCATCACTGTGACGCACCTCATTGCACGAGGCACAAGTTACATAGTCATCGTAACAATACGAACACACAGTCCTGTTACTCCAACCACCAACATAGATATTGATAGTGCTATCACAATAAGCAGCACTATCGCAATCCTCACAGTATGTGAAGCAATCAACACAGTAAATCAGTGTTGAGTAATCTCTGTCACGATTAACTCTTCTTGCTAACACTTGACCATCACCAGCGATGCGACCAGTAATATGCTCGTCATCTTCAAGGTTGATGTCATTATCGCAAGACCAACAGACTCTAGTCTCTGGCTCCTGCTCCTCACCATCATCGGCGCTATCATTTACATTTGTATTCATGGTATTACCTTTCATTTGATTGACAATATACATTTGTATATTGCTGTACCTGTCTGGCACATCGCCACACATGAACCTCAGCCCATGCGTGGGAATGATCGGACAGATCATATATCTGAACGAACCTCCTCTCTTAGAAAGAAATGACCCAACGTCTGCCAACGCTCAGTCAACAACACAGACTGATACCTGTATGCGACGACATTGATCTGAACACGGCGACCCTTCAGCCACACCTCAGAGACATTGACATCAATATCAAGGTCACCGAACCAATAGTCACCACTGCTATCATACTCCTGAATAGCACGCACAAGCAGAGACTTGGCACGATCATCAGACATCAAGCGTGTCTCAGGCATCTTCACCACCTAACAACTCAGCAATACGAGCACGCACCTCAACAGTCTTAGCACGCACCTCATCAGTACGAGCACGCAACTGTGCAATCTCCAAACGCAACTCCAAGTTGCGCTGTAAAGCCTGAACAAAAACCTCAGGCGTGAACTCATCATTCTTCATTTCATTTACCTTTCATGTCGTAGCAATATACATTTGTATATCACTGTGTACCTGTCTTGGTACATGAACCCTCACCAGCCTCAACTGGTGAGGGGATAGTACAGACAGATCAGAGCGTCTTGCTCAACTCTGCAATCAGACGGATACGGCTCTCCTTGCTGAGGTGCTTAGCCTGGCTGAACACATCGTCATAGGCGGAACGCTTAGCAGGCTTGACACTGTTGCCCTGCTTAGGGTTCTTAGTCTTGCGTAGGTGGAACATACTCTTGACAGGAGTATTCGTGCCATCTCGCACGACACCCTTAGTCATCTTCCAACCTTGCTTCATCGCCCATTGGATATGACCGATGTTCTGTGCTATTGACGCTGCTGCATAATCTTGTGCAACTGCACCTGCAAGTTCACTGTACTGCTTGACAGTGAACCCGTCATTCTTCTTAGCGATGGACAAGTAGTCCGTTGCTACATTCCACCATCCTGCAAGTTCTGCTTGCGAACCTTTCAGAATGTCTTTCTCAAACGAGAGATAGTTGATAGTGATCTTGCTCATGTTCTTGTCTCCTTTTGTTATGTGTGTGTGATATACGTTTGTATATTGACGCATCATGATCTTCACCTCCTTTGTTTGCGCTGATGTACACCTAACGAGGCACAGGAAAAAGTTGTTTTGTTGGATTAGTGCTGGTTGGCGCATATTGTGGTGTGCAACGACAGTGGTC